GCGAGGCGTTGGGACAATCAGCGGCGCGTTCATTCTGTCAGTTTCTTGATAATGCGACGTTGTGCGGCGATTTGAGAGTTCGCGCGTTGAAGGAGTTCGTTAAGCGCTGAACGTCTATCCTTGGGGGCGTTCTCAATATCGGCGAGAATCTCCCGCTGTTGAGCCACAAGATCAAGGAGTTTGTGCTGAGCTTCCTCAAGCGGCGTGGGAGTGTTAGCACCGGAGCGAATGTGGCTGTTGCCGAGTTCAGCTTGAATGGCGTGTACCTGAGCTGTGGAGATGAAGTAACCTCGGGTGGTGCCTATGCGAATCTCAGTGTTAGTGGTAACTTGGTCGAGGATGTTGATGATGGTGTGAGACATTGGGGAAAAAGAAGTGTTGGCCGCTGGTGTCGCGAGACTGTATCTTTCAGCCTTGGGGAATTAATGAAAGTACAAGACCGGACGGCGTTCAGTCGTTGCAGTGCCGGAATAACGTCCGGTTTGGTCATGCCCAGCTATGACCTTTGTGGCGATAACCCACGCTCCTCATTCGGGGTTTGCTACGGAATACGATCCTCTTGCTGAAGGAGGGGTATTGTGCCCGCATTTTCTGACCCGTTATGATCTTCCGTCACAGACGGGGGGATTAGTGCTGGTAAGCTCAGCGCCCCGCCACGCACACACGATGGGAACCACCCCAGTGTACCTACGGTATCACTACCGGACTAGACTTACTAAAAGAAGGGACGGCAGTTTAGAGACATGCCAAGGTCGGGCAGTTGGTGCTGCCCGAGGGAGCGCATTTAGATGTTGAAAGTGCGTCTCGCGAACTCCAAGTAATGCTGAGTGGCGCGTACATGCTGGTCATGGTCGGAGACGCGGGGGCCTAGCTCTCGAAGGGCATCACTGATGGAGTTCCAGTATTCGGGATCGTTACGACCCAGGGCGAGTCCATTCTGAGCGCGGTGCATGACTACGATGGGGTCAATATAGATATCTTCGCCGCCTATATGGTAACCGCAGAATACAGATTCATACTCGATGAGGCGCTTTGGTACCATCTTCCACTGCTTGGCGTGAAAGCCAGGTTGATAGCGCCAAGAGCCGAGAACAGCGCCGTCATCGCCAGAAAACGCAGCTGTCGTGCGTTTCGGGCAGTTCAAGGACGCGCCAGTGATAGCGGCATTGCCAAGAGTGTTGATCAACCAGGTCCAGCGGTCGCCAGATTCCTGTTTGGTTCGGTGCGGCCCCAGGTAGCTGAAGGTATTAAGCCGCTCAAACAGGTAAGTCTGGATGTATTCTTCTGGGACACGACATAGTTGCATCACCCAAGCGGCGAAGTTTGCAAAAACTTTGTCGCAGCCTTGATCCCAGCTTGTGTAGTCG